GTGATTTGCAGTCTTTGGCTAGTGATTTGCTTGCAGATATTCGTACAGATAAAAGTTCGAGGCGGGATTGGGAAAATACGGTAACTGAAGGGCTTGAGTTACTGGGGATGAAGATGGATGAAAGGACTGAGCCTTGGCCCGGTGCTTCTGGGGTTTATCACAGTTTGCTGTCTGAGGCGGTGATTAAGTTTCAGTCTGAGATGATCATGGAGACTTTTCCCGCGAGTGGGCCTGTCTTTACCAAGGTAATAGGCAAGAAGAACAAGGAGAAGGAAGAGGCGGCAGAACGTGTTAAAGGCGATATGAATTGGCAGCTTACGGAGAATATGAGTGAGTACCGCGCCGAACATGAGCGGATGCTTTGGAATCTTGGATTTGCTGGTGCTGCGTTTAAAAAGGTGTATTACGACCCTTACCTAGAACGTCAGGTATCGATGTTTGTTCCTGCCGAAGATGTCTATATACCGTATGGCAATACTGATCTTGCTTCATGCCCAAGGATTACTCAAAGGATGAAGAAGACAGAAAATGAAATTCGGCGGCTAATGCAAGCTGGGTTTTATGTAGATAGGGATTTGACTGCCCCCACAAAAGAGATATCCGATATAGATAAGAAGAAAGAAAAACTTACCGGAATAAATTCAATAGATGACAACCGCTACACTTTGTACGAATGCCATGTAGAACTGGATTTGGCAGGTTTTGAGGACGAAGAAGACGGCGAAGAGACAGGTATAGCCCTTCCATATGTAGTTACCCTTGATACGAACTGTTGTGTGTATTCAATCTACAGGAACTGGAACCCTGAAGATAAACACAAGAAGAAACGCAATCACTTTGTTCAGTACACCTTTATTCCCGGTTTTGGCCCGTATGGGTTTGGATATATCCATATCCTTGGTGGGTATGCCAAGGGTTCCACCTCAATTCTTCGTCAACTAATAGATGCGGGAACATTGGCTAACCTGCCGGGTGGGTTGAAATCCCGTGGATTGCGTATCAAGGGCGATGACACTCCAATAGCTCCCGGCGAGTTCAGAGATGTGGATGTTCCAGCAGGGGCTATTCGGGACAACATTATGACCCTCCCCTATAAGGAACCTTCATCTACACTGTTCGCGCTGTTTAAAGAAGTAGTGGACGAAGGCAGGGGATTGGCTTCTACGGCAGATATGAAAATTGCCGATATGAACCAACAAGCCCCGGTAGGAACAACTCTGGCAATTATTGAACGCATGATGAAAGTCATGTCTGCTGTTCAGGCCAGAGTCCACTCCTCAATGAAGAAGGAATTTAACCTTCTTAAAGACATTATTCGGGACTACACGCCCGAAGAGTATGACTATGAGACTGACCGGGGCCGCATGGTCAAACAGTCAGACTACGAACACACCGACATTATTCCGGTGTCAGACCCAAATGCGTCCAGTTCTACGCAACGTATGGCGCAGTATCAGGCGGCATTGCAACTTTCTCAGTCAGCACCGCAACTGTATGACTTGCCGGTACTACATAGAGAGGCTTTGTTGGCTCTGGGGCTGAAGAATGCTTCTGAAATAGTCCCTGATAAAGACGACATCAAGTCCAAAGACCCGGTCTCCGAGAACATGAATATTATGAACGGGAAACCGGTAAAAGCCTTCTTGGAACAAGACCACGAAGCGCATTTGGCAGTGCATATGTCGGCAGCACAAGACCCTGCTTTGCAAAAGATAATCGGGCAAAACCCTATGGCGTCTGTGTTGCAACAGGCTATCCAAGCGCACCTTATGGAACACATGGCGTTTAAATACCGCATAGACATTGAAAAACAAATGGGTGTAAGTCTCCCGCAAGAAGACGATAAGTTGCCCATTGAAATACAGAATCAAATAAGTAGGTTGTCAGCAGAAGCAGCACCTATTGTCTTGCAGATGCATAGTGCAAAAGCGGCTCAAGAGGCTGCAATGGCACAGCAAAAAGACCCGACTATTCAGGCGGCACAGCAAGAACTTCAACTTAAACAACAAGAGTTGCAGCAAAAGGGTCAACTTGCCAACGCCGAATTGCAGCAAAAGAGTCAGCTTGCTCAAGCTGAACTGCAGCGCAAATCAACCAAAGACAAACTGGATGCGGCGGCAAAAGCTGATGACATCAGGCTTCGTGAAGAATCTTTAAAAGCAAAACAAGATTACGACGGTGCAAAACTAGGTATAGAGATTAGAAAGCACCAAGTAGAACAAGAAGGTCATCAAGAGCTTGAGGGTACAAGACTGGGTATAGACATAGCTAAAGGCATGGCACAGAACAGGAATGTTACTCAATGATTTCCGAACAAACTTTGACTATCCTTGTATCGAAATTTGATGAACGCCGCCAAGAGTTACAGGACTTTATAGGCCAAGGCGCTTTGAAAGATTATTCCGAGTATCAAAAACTTTGCGGAGTCATCCAAGGTCTGGAATTCGCAAAGCAATGTATTTTAGACCTTGCAAAACGCTTGGAGATAGACACAGATGACTGAACTACTGATTGGTACAGATGCAACACCGCTACCAGAAACAGCAGAGAAGAAAGCCAAACAAATGCCGGAGCCGTCTGGGTTTCATATTTTGTGCATGGTTCCTGAAGTAGAAGACAAGTTTGATAGCGGAATTATCAAAGCAGATGCAACTGTCTTTGCCGAAGAACGCCTGACTACAGTTCTTTTTGTAATGGAATTGGGGCCGGATTGCTATAAAGACCAAACGCGATTTCCAACCGGCCCTTGGTGCAAGAAAGGCGACTTTGTTCTGGTACGTCCTAATACAGGATCAAGGTTGAAAATACACGGAAGGGAATTCCGCATCATTAACGACGATTCCGTCGAGGGAGTAGTTGATGATCCTCGCGGCATTGCAAGAGCATAGGAAATAACATGGAAGATTATAAGTTTCCAGATGAAGTTACACCGGAAGTAAAAGACGAACTTGAAGTTGAGATTATTGATGACGTTCCAGAAGGAGATAGGAACAGGGAGGCTCTTACAGAGAGTCCTGAACCTGATGAAAATGAGTTGGCTTCCTACTCTGATCGTGTAAAGAAACGCATTGGTGTACTTCAAAGAGCTTTTCACGACGAAAGACGCGCCAAAGAACAGTCCTCAAGAGAACGTGATGAGGCAATGTCTTATGCAAATAGCATTGTTGCAAAGAATAAATCTTTGGTACAAAAATCAAATGATGACGCTTCGCTATTGCACGAAACATGGAAGTCAAAGGCAGAAACTGACCTAGATAGTGCAAAGAAAGCATATAAATCTGCATATGAAAGCGGAGATGCTGACGCAGTTGTAGAGGCGCAGGAGGCATTAAATAGAGCAACAATGCGGCATGAGAACTCACTTTCGTTTAAACCGGCTTTACAAACACAAGAAACACCTGTACAACCTGAAAACAGTGTCAGAACTGCACCGCCACCTGACGATGCTGCTGTCTCATGGGCTAGTAAAAACTCATGGTTTGGCAAAGATCGCTTAATGACAGGTATGGCATACGGTCTGCACGAAGAGTTAATCTCATCTGGTATACATCCTCAACGGGATGCCGCGAAATACTACGGCGAAATTAACCAGCAGATGCGAAAAAGATTCCCAGACTACGGTTGGGGAGACTCCGAGGGGAAAGAACCTCGCCAGAAAACGTCAGCAAACATAGTTGCCCCAGTTACCAGAACTTCTTCTGGCGGCAAGAAAGTTTCTCTGACGCAAACGCAAGTGGCTATTGCCAAGCGTTTAAATATTCCCTTAGCAGAGTATGCGAAACAAGTGGCAGTCTTGGAGAGTATGAATAATGGCTAACCATCATAACCGTGAGTCGGAAACTCGTGAAACTACGCAGCGTAAAGCCTCGTGGTCACCCGCGCAACTGCTACCTACTCCTAACCCTCAACCGGGATGGGCGTTCAGGTGGGTACGGACAGCAATCTTGGGAACATTTGATCCTACGAATGTGTCTGCAAAATTTCGTGAAGGTTGGGAGCCTTGCAAGGCCGAAGATCATCCG